TAAAATTTTCTTTTGAAGGTTCTTTTTTATCTAAAATAGATATTTCTTTCTGTAATTTTAATATATCTTTTCCCGTTTCATTTACAATCTCTTTCGACTTTTTCCCAAAAACTGTCATTCTAGATGTTATGTTTGATAATATTTTTTTAAATTTATCTGGAACAAAGCTAGGAAGTTCATTTTCTATTAATTTTGAAAGTTTACCTACACCGATAAATATCTCACTAAACATTTGGACAAAGATTTTTTTAACACCTAAACCTACAAATTTCATGGTCATGTAGAATTTCTTCAAAAGAATTTCTATCTTTCCTAAAAAAGAACCAATTTTCATTAAAAACCAGCCAATCCCACCAGTCGCATCCGAAGCAAGTTCGCCAATAACGGATGTAATTGCCATTGCAGGTTCCGCTAAAGCAAGCATTCCCTCAGCTATTTTCCCTAGTGCAAGTCTAAGTTGATTTGATTCGTTTCGAACACTTTTTCCTAAATCTTGAAAGGCACCAGTTAAAGCATGTACCAATTTTATAACCACTGGGTTTTTTGTGATTATAAAACCGATTTCTTCTAAAAAATCCCCAAAGGTGTTTTTTAATTGTTGTAAAGCACCTCCAAAGGTTTTGATTTGTTCCGCTGCGGCTCCGGCAAATCTTTTAGAAAGAAGTTGAACCCCCTCACCTGCCATGAGGGCTTCGCTACTTAAACCTTTTAAAGCTGGAATAGCTTGACCTAACCTACCAGCAAAACCACCAAGGGTTTTCGAAACTTGTTCGGTTGCCGAATCAAGAGAAATTCCCATTGAAACAGAAAGATCCGCTGCGGTTTTGGCAATAAGTTTAGCCTGCTCGTTTGTTGCCCCAAAGGATTTTGCTAAGGCAATTTGCCCTAGAATAACTTCATCTCCAAAGGTAGATGTAGATTGAAGGGTTGAGGCAAATGCTTGGATATCTTGGGAAGCTTCTTGGGAAAAATCACCAGTCAATTTTAACTGGGTATTCATTCTTTCAATTGCTTGCTCTTGTTCCATTGCAAGCTCTACGACTTTAGAGGTAGCGAATGCGGCCCCTAAGGCCAAAATACCTCTTTTTAATTTTCCACCAGCATCGAAAAGAACGTCTACTTTAACGGGAGTTGCCATTTTTTTACTTCCTTTTTGATTTTCTTTCGAGTTCTTCCTTTTCTAGTTTTGAAAATGTCGATTCACAAAGGGCCAGATATTCAACTTCCCAATCTTGTAGACTTTCCATCGAATACCTAAACCCTATTCTTGAAAGCGTTTTTCTAATCGTATAATCATCAACCAAAAAGCTCTCCGCAGTCCTTCCAAGTGGGGATGTCATTCCATGGAAACGCATCCGGCACTCTGAAATTATCCTTTCTTTTTGACGTTTCCCAAAGTAATCCCTTTAGAGATTATTTGTCCTACATCGAGGTAGAAAGATTGGACCTCTGCCAAGTAATCTAAATCATCCCAGGAATCAAAAGTTTGACCTTCAAGTTTTACTTTAAAACTAATCACGTTATTTCTAACGATTTCAGCAAGCTTATTAATTGAGTCAATATTTTCCTTAATTGCAACCTGACTATCCTTACTAACCGAAAAGTTTAATTCCTTTACCAAAATATTTCTTTCGGTAAAGGATGGAATTTTAACTCTGACTTCCCCTTGAAAGGGGTTATCTTTGGAAAGTTTGATTTGGTATTCCTTCATGTTTTTTTCTTCCTTAATTAAAATTCCATCCATGGAAAAGGTTATTATAAAAAGTTAATGTGAACGTCTTTATTTGTACTATCTACAAATGCCTTGGCCTCTAAGTTGTAAACAACATAGCCGTCCTGGTTTGCCACCGGAAGGGCATTGATTGAAGCGTTTGGCATATAGATGTTTATACATTTTCCAGCATCCCAATTCCCTGCGGTTTTTGTTCCAGCGTTGAACATTACTGCCACCTCGTTATTATTGATAAACTTATCGAACAAGGTACTTTCATACTGAGCTACTGCAATAGTTGCTGAGATTGTAGCCTCCCGAGAGTTAATGATAGAGCTATCAATTCCAGATTCAGCACAAACACTATTTACGTCAGTCTTAGGGGTAGAGATTGAGAAAGAAACATTACTTGCAACTCTACAAGTCGTGTCGTCAAAATCCCCTAGTAAAAATTGCGCATTTTTTACAACGATAGGGTCACTATCATCATAAGAAGGAGTAGCAGGAGGGTCGAAGCTAATTGCCGAATCGCTTGTATAAGTAAATGCACCGGTATCGTCGGCGGCCACTGAAAATCCTAATGCAGCCCCTGCGGTATTCCCGGCACCTGAATTCCAGAGAAGAGAGAAGGTAGTTGAACCATTGGAAGCAATTGTATAAGTCCCGGCACTGTCTGAATAAGAAACCGTAATGGTATCAGAGGCAACCGCATTCATCTTATTACTTACTTCCCTCGCAAGATCGTGGGGGTTGTTATAAGTTTTTGCCGTTAAAGTAGCTTGCACGGTTCCAGCATCATCAGTAAAATCAATATCGTCATTCGACCCAGAAGTAATAGTAATCGGGTTATAAAAGAATTGAGTACCTTCAACTGAAAATTCTACCGAAGCCAAACTATTAGCACTTAAATCCATACTTATTGAAGTTGTCTTGCAACCAGCAACGGCCTGATAAAAAGCTGCACTTGATCCGGCCTGGTAATGGTAAGCAGAAAAAGAAGGATGATCGGTTGAAGCTGGTCGATAGTGAATTGATTGACCTAGGTTAACGCCACTTGCGGGGGCACCTGGAAGATTAAAATTTAAAGTAAGGGCGTCGGTAGAAACTGATTTAACATTTCTAATCGTGTAACCGTTAGTCCCGTCTTTAATCAGTACGGCCCTCCCTTCGGCAAATTCCGCACCTTCACCAGTATCAACATTTAGAACAGCGGCAGCGGTAGCGGTTCCAGCAGTAGATCCGGCAACAGTGTCTCTTTCAGTTGAAATGGTTTCAGTCCCAAGACAACTCTCATAAAGAATTTTATCCTCGGGGGCAGTCCCTTCACTTCCAGAATGTTTCATGTATCTTATAATAGTTCCACTTGGTGATTCTTTCCCAGTAAAAGATTTGGCCGCAGCGATTGAGTTTTGAAGCTCATCACTGTCTAAAGTTTCTAAAGCCGCAGAAAGGGCACTACCTTCTCTAACAGCAATAAAATCACCAGCAACGGGAGTAATTAAAGTTCCTTCAGTGGTTTCTTCCTTAACAGCGAAAACGCTCGATCTAAATACCTCTGCCATGAGGGCCTCCTAAATTGTCTCCGCTATTTGAAATGCGAAGTTAACCGTGGTTGTTATAATATAAAATTGTTCGGCATCTAATTGCTCGATAGCATCCCTTCCCAGGAAGGTAATGTTTTCAATATTACTTGGAATCGTTAGTTGATCAGCATTATAAAAATCTTTTCTAATTAAAACCGCATCTTCAATAATTGCCTTGGTTGCAGTCTCAAGGGGAGTTTTATTGTTTTGGGTTTTTCTCACTTCCCTAGTAAGAACTATTCCAATGTCCTGACTAACGGTTGTATTTTTAAAAACCTGAAATTCACTTTCGCTCGCATCCCCAATAATTATTCCCCAACCGTTTTTAAGTTGGTTGATGTCATTCTCTTCTAAAGCGTAAGGGTTAGGAATTTGGGTTTTTGTTGAAAAGCCAGTTAGGCCGGGTATGGTAGTCCCAACCAACTGATCGAATATAGTAGAGAAGTTGCTCATAAATTAGGCCCTCCTCTTCTCAATCGACCCTGAATATAACCGAGTTCACGCCTGTCAAGTGTACCGTCTAGATCACGGTCAATTTTACCAATAGTTTTATTAAGGCGTTTCTCATATTCCATCCGTGAATCGTTCCGGTCATCAACGAATTCCGGTCCCATCCCACGAAAAGCAAATTCAGCGACTTTCATAATACTTGCCGGGATATAATCTTTTCTATCTAGAATTTGGGATTTGTGAACAATAACTTTTTTAGATTCTAAATCTTGGGCGATTATTTTGGCCGCATGGACATGTTGCTCTTCCCAGGTTGTTTTTCCACTTTCCCAGGCAGTCAAAACATTAGACCGAACCAAGTCAGGAAATTCCGTTCCAAGGTCGTTATCGTCGGTAAAAAGATTTCCCACCCAACTTAGAGCGGTTCCAGCATCCAAATCAGCACTAAAAGCAAACCGTACCCAGTAATGGTCATAGATAGTAATGTCACCAAGTCCAGTGACTTGCTCATTTCCAGAAGTAGAAGTTGTATCTTCTCTACCCCAACCATACTGCTTATCTGGGATCCAAGTAATGTAACCGTCTTGTCCAAAGCTTGCTGCTCCTGAAAGAGTTTCATCAAAAGTTTGAACAGTATTACGCCACTGATTCCCATCCCAAACGGCAACTGTTAAAGAACTTGAGGCGGTATTTGCGGTTCCGAATTTGAAATATAAATGGTTGAAAGGAAAACGGCTTCCAATATAAAGAAAATCCTCAGCAGCTACAAAGGGAAGCGTTTCATTACCAGCGTAGTAGTTATCTAAATTAATAGATATATCTGTAAGGGTCGTATTATCTTTGAATAAAACTTTTATCGCCATAACTACCCCTTAACTTTGTATCCTATAGTTTATATTCCCATAAGCAACGGCATTAATTGTCCCCGAACCAATTGGCATCATACCCAGGCAAAGAATTTGACTTGTCCCTGCTATGTTGGAACCAATACTTATTTCATTATCACCCGTTTTAGAACCCGAGCCGGATGCATTTTTCTGGGAATTAAAATAACCCCCGGTAAAAGGAGTTCCGTTAGTTATAGTTTGCGTCCCATCTCCAACCGCAAATTCAATTGCGCAATTATCTACGCTTGTCCATGATAAAGCATTGCCGCCGATAGTGGGTTCTAAAATCAATTCGTAATGAATGTTATCGCCGGAAGTGCATAACAAATCTATTTCTTCGGGGATAAAGGTTGCCGACTGGTGGGTGGTTTTTAACCTAATAAAAATTACTCCATAAGTTGTTCCACCCGTTTGGAGGGTAACAGAATTATTTTCAGTACCAACATGGCGAATGATTCCATGTTGATCGTCCCCGGCTTCACTTATTACAGTAGAACACATGTGTTCTAAAGTTGCCGCCCCTCCTGTTCCATCGTTTTCTAATTCACAAGTAAGTGGAAGGTTAGGAGTTGACATGTAAACTGTAGTAAGTTCATTTGCAAAATTAATTTTATGAACATAAACGATTTCATTATTAATTATAAATCCAAATCTAACGACGTTACTCCCAAGCCATGAAAAATCAAAATAGAATATTTGGGTCTTTGTGTGGTCTAAAGTAATTCCACTAGGACCTGTCCCATCTAGTTTATCTATGTTCCAATCAACTTGGTAAATTCTAGTATCCACAGGTGAACCAGAAACAGAGCTTCTAACTACCGCTGCAATAGCATAATCAATAACCGTAAAGAAAATTCCATTATTATCGTCGAAGTATCCCCATGATTGAGTTATTCCACTATCTACATCGGCTATTCTACCGGAAATCATAATTTGCTGAGACTTACCAGGTTGATAGTTAAATCTCCTAAAAGTTCTTCGAACTCTTTTCCCTGCGGTGGATGCTGAAACCGAAAGAGTCGTTGTGGCCGTATTAACTGAATGAGTAGAGTTTGTTCCACTACCAGAAACCTCTTGATCATCCCAAATTAAAGGTTGGTTGTCGTAAATTTGTTTCGAATCGAAAATTGTTCTAGGGTTCCCTACTCTTAATCTACTTAGGGCATCGATTGTTTCATAAGAACCAAAACGAACCGGGAAACCTTTAAACTCACCATTCTTAACTCGAAGGTCATATTTAGAATTTAAGGTATTTTCTTCTGCGGCTCCACGGAGAATTTCATTCCCGTGATCATCTATCTTATCAACCATCTAAATTGCCCCCTGGAAGTTCTTTCATTTGGTCGTCTGAAATAGCAAACCAAAGGAACCATTTTCCCTTATCTAAAACTGGAGGGCCGTAAATTTGTATTTTATAAAAAAGACCATTAACCCATTCTTCAATGCGCTCTGGTTTTTTAGAATATACAAATCGTAGACGGGTTGGTTTCATAAAGTCCTTAGCGTGGGAGAGGGACTTGCACCCTCATTTCCGGCCATGAAGAAACCGGGTCCTACTAATTGGATGATCCCACAGTAAAAAGGCCCCGAAGGGCCTCAAGTCTTAATCCTCAGTTGGGAGCAAGTACTCAACTAAGAAAAGTGCTTTTCCAGCAGTCATTGCAGCGGTTCCGATAGTTACGGAAAATTCACCATCGTCAGTGTTTACAACCGCTACTGGGATAGGATGGTCGTTTGTATCGTCCCACAATAAACTTGAAGCATTATCCCATCCATTAAAAAGGGCGTTATCAGTTAGGGAAGCAACCGCAATGGCAGAACCTGAATACCCATCTGGATCATCGTCGTTACCCCAAGCAAGGGTGGCAGAACCATCAGAGGTGAAAGCAGTAACAACCTTTGCGGTTACTGATTTAATGATGGCACCATTTGGGATTGGAGCGTAACCAGCTTTTGAGGAAAGAAAAATTTCCCCGGTCGCTCCACCATCAACAGCAAAATCGTAAACGTATTCTTGTACTTGAATACCGTTGTTTCTAATACCGGACATATTTAACTCCTATTAAGAAATGGTTACAACTCTTTCATCGTCTAATTGCTGAACTCCCATAAGAAGGTCAACATTTACTCGATTCGCTCTAATCCCTTCACTTCCTCTACTAGTAACTTCAATGTTCAAGTCTTGTTGAACAGCAAGAGTTAAAAATGAAGGATGGAAAAGATAAGTCACGTTACTGGCAACTGTAGTAAATTTAGGTGCAAACCCAACAAGAGGAATTGCGAACTCACCAGAAGAAAGAGGACTTCCAGCAGGTACAAAGTCTCTTGAGGTAAAACCTGTAATGTTGTAAAGGTCTGACCATTGAGCTTCGGAAACAATCATTTGAAGGTTGTCTTGAGGACAATTGGCCCCTAGAAGTAATTCTTTCGCCTCTAGGATATCGGCAAGTGCTAGTGTACTACCAGAATCATAAGCAATTTGATGATCAGGAGTGGCGGCACTTGGAGTAATAGCAGCAATAATAATCGCTTGCATTTTTTTCATGATACTATAAACGGCATTTTCTCTTAGTTGATCCATGAAAGGAAGAGACTGGAGCATTGCCCTTTTAGTAACTTGGAAATCCTTATAAGGTCTTTGGTTAATAGTTAATTGCTGACTTGTAATAGTTACAGCTTCACTATCTCCCGCGGCACCTTCTGCCAAAGTGTTTGCCTCGGCAAAATCAGGAATTTGAGAAATATTAACGATGTCACCCATATCTCGGATTTCACCTTCATAATCTCTGGAAATAGAATCATTGAAAGGAAGTAAAGCTCTGTTTACTTCTTGGAACCTTTGTGACCACACCTCGGGAACGATGGCGGCAGTCTCTGTGGCGGCTGTGTGAATTTGATCGGCCATTTGAAAACTCCTATTTGAAGTTATCGCCGGCCATTCACCTAAAGCGGATTATTTTTGTCGGGACTGTTTAACCAGGAGTCCCACCTGGTCGGGTCGACTAGCGTCCCAATTTTTTCTG